CACATTAAGTAAGTAAGGAGGCACTATGCGTCTTTACGAATTCAGCAAAAATGATGCAGTACAAGATTTAGTAATACTCTTCCGTAATCAAATCAAGAGAGCAGATTCTGAAAATGCTTTCGTAAATCTAAATTGGAATGCTATTTCAAACCTTATGTCTGATATGGGGCATGGGCCTTTAGATTACAACACATTCAAAAATGCATTTGATAACACTCCAGAACTTAAAAGCATTGTCCAAAACTTTAATAGTGATGGTGTAACTCTACGCACAAAAACAGATGCTCCAAAGGCTGATGGTGTTGATACAGACGTTAAGCCTACTAACACAGTAGACAAGATGGCAAAAAGAGCCGCAGGAAAACGTTTATAATTCTTGACATTTGATCTAAAAAGAGGTTATAATATATTTTTAAGGGATAATCATGACTGACCAACAACCGCCTAAACTGAATAAAAGATTTGAATATCACGCACTCAAACAAATAAATGATCCTGTGCGTAAGCAACGAGTATATGAAACTCCCTCAGGAGAAAGATTACCTAGTGTAACTACAATTTTAAGTAAAACCAAAGACATGACCCATTTGATAGAATGGAAAAAACGTGTAGGTGAACAAGAAGCACAAAGAATTGTAACAGAAGCATCAGGTGTTGGTACTGCTATGCACAACAATTTAGAGAAATTTGTTAAAGGTGAACAAAGAATGCCTGGCAAAAATCTAGTTCATGTAAAAGCAAACGCAATGGCTGACAAGATTATTGAAAATGCTCTTAATCATGTAGATGAAATATGGGGAGTAGAAACACAGTTATATTTTCCAGGACTATACTCAGGTACAACAGATCTTGTAGGAATGTACAAAGGCCAACCGGCTGTAATGGATTTTAAGCAAACTAACAAGCCTAAGAAAAAAGAGTGGGTTGATGATTATTTCTTACAATTAACTGCCTACATACTAGCACACAACGAAGTATATGGCACAGATATTAAACAAGGGCATATATTCATGTGTAGCAGAGATGAACAATACCAGCAATTTGACCTATGGCCGCACGAATTTGATATGTGGACTAAAGAATGGTGCGATCGTGTAGAGGACTACTATAAGAAATATCATAAATAGTAGTAAGGAAGAATTAAAATGGCAGTTGTACAAATATCAAAAATTCAACATAGACGAGGTAAAGCAGGTAGCAGTGCGATTCCGCAACTAGCGAGTGCTGAACTAGGTTGGGCAATAGATACGCAGAAACTTTATATTGGTAATGGTGCAGTATCTGAAGGTGCTCCTGGTGTAGGTAATACAGAAATACTAACAGAAAAAAGCAATATATTTGAATTGCTTTCAACTTACACATATAAAGGTCCAACAGACGTAATTAAACAAACAGGCGAATTTATAGCAGAGCCTATCAAAAGAACGCTTCAACAAAGACTAGATGATATAGTAAGCATTAAAAGTTTTGGTGCTAAAGGCGACGGTATCCAAGATGATACAAAAGCATTACAAAGAGCAATTGATCAATTGTTTATAAACACTGACAAAGCAGACAAGAGAACTAGAGTAGGATTAAAGATAGATGCAGGTGAATACAAAATTACTGATACAATTTTTGTTCCGCCATTTGCAACTATATTAGGTGATGGTAAAAATAAAACTACTATCAAACTATACACTAATCCAAATGATTTAAATCCAACTGCAAGACCTATTTTTCAAACAGTAGACGGTACTAGTACACCAGGAACTTATGTTAAGTATTCTAACATTCAAAACTCTACTAGACCAAAACACATAGTGATTAAAGGAATGACTCTTGAAGTAGACAGTGCCGTTGCTGTTCATGATGCAATTTTAAAAGCAGACTGTCTAACAGAAAGTTTAATCGACGGAGTAGAGTTTGTAAGTGACTGGCAAAAAGATGACGGCTATGATTCAACTAAATGTGGAATTGAATTTAGAGCCATTGGTGCAACAACAAGTGAAAATGTTATTATACAAAACAGTGAATTTAGAATGTTAAGTGTTGGAATATTCAGTGTACAAGATGTAAGAACAATTACAGTGAATGATTCTTATTTTGATTTTATGCAAGTAGGTATTGACCTAGCAAGAACAAGCACAGGTTCAGGTAATCAAAGTTTAGGTCCAAGACACTTTATTGTTAAGAATAACAAATTTAATAGAATTATGGATTTTGGATTTGCAGTACATAAACCTGTAAGCACATTAGAACCAATTGGACATATTTCTAATGCTAATATATTTTTAGATGTTGGAAACAACATGAATGGACAGGATAGTCCACAAACAAGTGTAATCAAATTTGCTAGTCCATTATGTGAAAGCATAGGTGATACATTTGAAAGAGAAAGTGAAATTAATAAACCAACTTTACTTTCTGTACCATTTAAACCTTTGGTTGATGGATATCATTATACCAAAGGTAAGGTTAATGAATTCAGTCTTGCTGAGGTTGATGCATTAACTACATTTTCTAAACTTCCATTTACTGATAAGAAGATTGCTTATGTTGACTACCTAATAGTTAAAACAACAGGCCAAGCAACAACAAGGCAAGGTAGGTTAACAATTACTATACAAGACAACACAAATATAAACGTCACTGACAATTTCAGCCATACAGGTAGTTCAGACGGCGGTGTTGAGTTTGGTGCTGTGCTAGATGATCTAGATTCAACAGCAGGTAGTGAAACAGTCAACATACAATATAGAAACCTTATCGGTAACGGTGTCGGAACTCTAACATACGCAATTAGTTACTTTGCTTAATGTTCTTAGAAACAACAGTCGAGCAACGTATTCTGGCGTGGAGGAAGTTTAGAGAAAATCTAGAAACAAGCAAAGATCCTTTGCAAGAAACAATGGACTTATGGGCCACTGCACCAAGGATAGATAGGTTACTAGATCCATGGGATTCTCAACGTTGGAGTACTCCGTGGGAACTGCTTGAAGAAAACCGGTATTGTCCCGTCGCTATACCCCTAATGATGGGTTGGACACTGAAGTTAACCACAAAGTTTTCCAAAGCAGATATTTTGATAAAAAGTATTATAGACATATCGTCACAAAGATACTATAATCTTTTATATGTTGATGATAGTGTTTTAAATTACGACAGTACAGTAGTTAAAGAATGCAACTTACAGTCTACACTAGTTTGTCAATATACAACAAGGATTTGACAAAACAAGTAAATACTGGATACGATGAAAGAATAGGCAGGAGAACAATGAACAAAGAAATTTTAATCACAAAACGTAATGGAAAAAAAGAAAAGTTAAATCTTGATAAAATCCATTTCGTAGTTGAAGAGGCTTGCGATAGCCTAAGCGGTGTAAGTGCTTCGCAAATAGAAATGAATGCAGACTTACAATTCTACAGTGGAATGACCACAGAGGAAATACAAAACATTTTAATTAGAAGTGCTAACGATTTGATTTCGTTAGAAAACCCTAATTACCAATATGCGGCGGCACGATTACTTTTATATGGACTACATAAAAAAGTTTACAATCGTTACGAGCATTTAAATTTCGTTACAATGATCAACAAGAACATCGAACGCGGAGTATATGATCCTGCCATTAAAGAAAACTATACTCAAGTCGAACTTAAAAAGATGAATACTTGGATCAAGCACGAACGTAATGAAGACTTTACCTATGCAGGTCTTAGACAAGTAGTAGACAAATATCTTTGTCAGGATCGTAGCACTGGTGAAATATACGAAACTCCGCAATTTATGTATATGATGATTGCGGCAACATTATTTGCTAATTACCCCAAGGAGACACGTTTAACCTACGTGAAAAAATATTATGACGCGACTTCACTTTTTAAAATCAACATTCCAACCCCAGTCATGGCTGGAGTACGTACTCCAATTAGGCAGTTTGCTAGTTGTGTATTGGTTGATGTTGACGATACTTTGCCTTCTATTTTTAGTAGCAATTCCGCTATTGGTTATTATATCGCTCAGCGAGCCGGTATTGGAATTAATTCGGGCAGGGTACGTGCGATTAACTCAAAAATTAGGGGTGGCGAAGTAGCACACACAGGTGTTGTTCCCTTTTTAAAAGTATATGAATCTACTGTAAGAAGTTGTACACAAAACGGAGTACGTGGTGGTAGTGCTACTACCCACTTCCCTTTGTGGCATTATGAAATAGAAGATATTCTTGTATTAAAAAATAACAAAGGTACAGAAGACAATCGTGTACGTAAATTAGATTATTCTATTCAACTTAACAAAACTATGTATGAAAGGCTATTGGCCGGTAAAGACATAACTCTTTTCTCGCCACATGATGTGCCAGATTTGTATCAAGCATTTTTTAATGATCAAGACAAGTTTGCAAAACTTTATGATCAATATGAACGCAAAACAAGTATTAGAAAGAAAACTATCAAAGCAATGGATTTGTTTGGTGCACTTCTTAAAGAACGTGCTGAAACAGGACGTATCTATATTATGAACGTTGACCATTGTAATACACACAGTTCTTTCAAAGATACTGTTTATATGAGTAATCTATGTCAAGAAATTACATTACCTACAAAACCTATTAATCACATTGATGACGAAAATGGAGAAATTGCATTATGTATCCTTTCCGCAATTAACGTTGGTCTAATCAATAAAGTTGAAGACCTTGAGCCATTATGTGATTTAGCAGTTAGAGCCTTAGATGAAATAATTGATTATCAAGGTTATCCTGTTAAGGCGGCTGAAATAAGCACAAAGGCAAGAAGATCGTTAGGTATTGGATATATAGGTCTTGCACATTATCTTGCAAAGAATAAAGTAAAATATTCTGATAAGAAAGCATGGAGATTGGTGCATGAACTTACTGAAGCATTCCAATACTATCTATTAGTTGCTTCAAATGAATTAGCAAAAGAGAAAGGGAAGTGTGATGCCTTTGATAAGACAAAATATGCTGATGGACAATTACCAATTGATCATTATAAAAAAGAACTTGATGAAGTCATTAACACTACATTAAAATATGATTGGGAGGATCTTAGAAAAGACATCGCTGAGCATGGCTTACGGAACAGTACATTGTCAGCACAGATGCCATCGGAGAGCAGTTCCGTTGTGTCAAACGCAACTAACGGAGTTGAACCTCCAAGAGATTTCTTGTCCGTTAAGAAAAGCAAAAAAGGGCCTCTTAAGCAGATTGTACCACAGTATAATCAACTGAAAAATTTCTATACTTTGTTATGGGATATGCCAAGCAACGAGGGATATATAAATGTTGTAGCGGCAATGCAAAAGTTCTTTGATCAAGCCATAAGTGGCAACTGGTCATATAATCCACTGCACTTTGAGAACAACGAAGTTCCGTTAAGTGTAATGATGAAGGATATGTTAACAACTTATAAATTAGGTTGGAAAACATCCTACTATCAAAACACTTATGACTTTAAAGGGCAAGAAGATGATATTCAACCTAAAGGGTTGGAAGATACAAAAACGGAGCATACAACGGTTGACAAAACTGTAAATGGTGCTAGTATTAACGGTACAAATGGGGATCATGTTAACGGTACTAACGGTGACACTGTTCCAGCAGAGCAGGAAGATGAGGCCTGTGATGCCTGTGCAATTTAATAAGTAAAGCGAAAAGAGAAAGAGAAATATTAATGAGCAAAACTGTCTTCAATAGAAAGAGTGTAGACTTTACAAAAGAGTATATGTTTTTTGGTGCAGACCAAAATACACAGAGATATGACGTGTTTAAGTATCCAGAGTTTGATAAGTTAAATCAAACTATGCTTGGATATTTCTGGAGACCAGAAGAGGTTTCCTTGCAGAAAGACCGCGGAGATTATGCAGATTTTACAGATGAACAAAAGCACATCTTTACAAGTAACTTAAAATATCAAACACTATTAGATAGTGTTCAAGGACGTGGACCATGTTTGGCGTTTTTACCTTACTGTTCAAATCCAGAGTTAGAATCTTGTATTGTATGTTGGGACTTCCAAGAAACTATTCACAGTAGATCTTATACACACATTGTTAAAAATGTATATCCAGATCCTGCGGAAGTGTTCGATACTATCTTAACTGATGAAAAGATTGTAGAACGTGCAAATAGTGTATGTAAACACTATGACAGATTTTATGATATTGCTAATGATTATTTTAACAAAGGCAAAGGTGATATCAAAGAAGTTAAGAAGCAATTATATAGAGCAATGATGACAGTGAATATGCTAGAAGGTTTACGTTTTTACGTTTCATTTGCTTGTACATTTGCATTTGGTGAACTTAAGAACATGGAAGGTTCAGCAAAGATTATTTCACTGATTGCTCGTGATGAAGCAACACACTTGAATTTATCAACACACATTATAAAACATTGGATGAAAGGCGAAGACGATCCTGCTATGAAAAAAATTGCCGCTGAACTTGAAGATGAAGTTTATGAAATGTGGCGTGAATGTGTTGATGAAGAAAAACGTTGGGCAGACTATCTATTTAAAGATGGATCAATGATTGGTTTAAATGCAAACCTACTTCATGCCTATGTTGAATTTATAGCAAACAAAAGGTTAAAGGCATTAGGTCTTAACACTTTGTATGATCGTCCACTGAATCAAAACCCACTACCATGGACACAACATTGGTTAAGTAGTAGTGGACTACAAGTTGCTCCGCAAGAAACAGAAGTTGAATCTTACATTGTTGGCGGCGTGAAGCAAGACGTAGTTGAAGACACATTTAAGGACTTTAAATTATGATAGAAATATGGGGTAAACCTGCCTGCGGATACTGTGATGCCGCAAAAAGATTATGTGAACAAAGAGGTTGGGAATTTACATACAAACAACTTGGTGTAGATTTTGATCGCGAAAAAGTTATGGAAGAGTTTCCAACTGCAAGAACTTTTCCACAAATTAAAGTATATGGAAAGCCTGTTGGGGGTTATCAAGAATTTCAAAAATATATTGATGACACTGGCTACAACGGAACTGGACATTCACTAGGATAATATGTTAATACAAGCACCATACAAATTAAATGATGTAATTAGTGTCAAACTGCAAACAGGCGAAGAACTTGTTTGTAAACTAATTGAAGAAAGTGATACACACCTAAAAGTAAAGACTCCACTAACATTAGTAATGAGTCAGCAAGGTTTAGGTATGCAACAGTATATGTTTACTACTGATCCTGATCAGCCTGTAAGTATTGCTAAAGATAAGATCATTGTTGTACAAAAAACACGCAAAGACTTTTCTGATACATATACTGAAAGAACATCTGGACTAGTTACTGCACCACCTAACTTACAAGTCAAATAAATAACTTTATGCACGAGTTTGTGATAAAGGATAAAGGAGTTCTGACCACTTACACTAGGTTTGAAGATATACCTATGGTATTTGATCATGTAATAAAATTTAATGTTTCAACTCCTCCAGAACCACACACAGAAGAACAGCATAAAGAAATTGAGCAATGGCCAAGTAAGTTGCAAGAGTTAATTAACAGGGAAAGATAATGCCAGCAATTACACGCAAAGGTGACAAAGATGTAACACACTGTTCAACTCCTAAAAGAGAAGAGCATAGTCCTGATGTCTTTTGTAATGATATACCTATATCAAGACAAGGTGATAAAAACGACAGTCATTTGTTACCAGGCTTACCTTGTCCATCACACCAAGCACCTATAACAACAGGATCAACTACTGTCTTTATAAACAATAAAGGTTGTGGAAGAATAGGCGATGCAGTTACAGATTGTACTAAAGTCGCAGAAGGTTCTGAAAATTGTTTTGCAGGTGGTTAGTCCATCATTAATCTAGAAAACAAATACCAAAGTGCTATTACCGTAAGGATAAATTTTAAAGGATCTTGTCCTTTTGGTTTTAGTGTAGGCTTAGAAAATTCATAGGGGTTCATGCTCTGTTCCAAGGTACAGGAACGCCCTTATCATCTACAACCATATCACCCGAGTCTTTATACTGTGCTACCATAATACCTTTACCACCTTTGGGACCAATATACCTGCATGGCTTTATTTCCCTTTCCTGATGATACCTAGGCGTATGTACAGTTATAACTCCTCTTGACTTTGGTGCACCCATTTTAGTCTCCTAGTATAATTTTTTTAATAGACTTACTTCCGTCTATATTGTCTTCTAACTCTGCCTTAGTACTGATGCATTGATATTTTACACCTTGGCTGTACTCTCTTTCAGCAGTTCTTTTACCTCGTAGACAAGCACCCATCGATGGCTGTATACGGTGTTCCTTTATTTCATTGTTAACAAACATTAACAAGGCAACAACGGTTTCTATCATATTGTATCTCCCTCACATCCTATTTCTAAATGTTCAACACTTAGAAATCCGTCTTCGTCAGTCAACTGCTCTACGGTTGACTTTTGTTTTATTTTTGCCGCCGCTAAACATTCTTCTTTAGTTTCGAATGTACGTGGCGGGTCTTCATATAGTGTGTTGCATTCTAGCACTGTTACCGCACATATGACTGCAAACATCTTGAACATTAGTGTCCATTTCCGTTAGTATACTTGATATCTCTATCAGCATCTTTTAATTTTTCTATATCTCTTGATATCTTTTCAACCTGCTTCTGTAAGAATTCAATGTTTACTTTGTTTTCCATATTCTTTTCTAATACGGCTTCCATTTTTTCAACACTTTTATATAAATCCTCAATAAGCATAAACTGTTCTAGATCGTTTTGAGATTGACCTAATTCACCTCTAGGATATTTTATCCTGAACTCTGAATTACTGTCTAAGTCTTTTTGCATTAATGTAATTGTATTGCTATGTTGATTAAGTTTTTCAACAACACCAAAGTACGCCCATACACCAACTGCTACTGCACCAATTATTGCCAACATATTTCTAATCGGCATTGAGATGCTTGTATTGTCTGACACTTTCATAAACTACTTTCCTTGTCCTCTATAGAACTTATGATTACGTTTTTTATGTTTGTTCATGGAACTAAATTTACAAGATCTTTTTTTACTAGACTGGCTAGTTTTCTTAGGCGTTCTTACATGGGCAACATAACTTTTTGCTAACTTGGCCATATTATCTTCCTAGTTTTTTACTTCTACCTAATGGTAGGATTTGTGTTTTTTCGTAGACTCCGCCTTTTCTGGCTTCCCATTCTACTTTAATAATCTTACTCTTTGTATTGCCTTGATATGATTTAACGGCCTTTTTATAACTCATTGCCTCTTTGGTTTCTACTTTGTCACCATCATAAATGGTGAATGTTTTCATTCGTGCCATAAACCTCCTGTATTTGACCCAGACATTAGTTATCATTTATTCATTAAAATACGTACTTTATGGTTGACAAAGCATATTCTATATGCTATAAATATAGGGTAATTGTTGACGTCATTGTATGTCACAAGAGCAGGACCCGGGTGCAATTCCCGGCACCTCCACCAAAAATTCTTCCGCTCAATGCACATTTGCTTGAGTGTACATTGAGGGGGTGAATTAGGATCGACTGGCTTGTTAAGAATGAAAGAGATTACCGGTAAGGAACGACCGACCATTATGTGGGGAGACTCACGGTATTTGTCCAAAAACTATAAATGCAAACGATAATTTTGCATCTGAAGAGTTACGCCTAGCGGCGTAATCGCTCGGGGTTGGCAACTTACCTGGCAACAGAAAAGTTGCGTTCTATATAGCAAAGCACATAATAACGGTATAACAGGGCAATTACGCCTAGATAACAAAGAAGCGGACCGTATAATAGTATTTCAGAGAGCAGTGACCTAGTCCTGCTCTTTTTCTTTTAGGTAAACTTTCAATAAATACACGTAGGAGAACCACTTCATGACAGTAAAAGTAATTGATGGATTTAGATTAATTGTAGCAAAGAAAGGTCAACTTAACATTGGTACAATTGAAGCAGACGCTGATAACGACACCCTTACATTAGAAGCAGGATCGGGTATAAGTTTTACAGTTGATGCTAACAATGATAGATTAACCATTATTAACACAGTTGAATCAGAAGTACTTGCGGCGGCAAGAGCACCTATCTATGTAAGAGCAGATGACTCAACTATTAGAGAAGTGCGTGGTGGTGAAAGTTTTGGTATAGTAGGATCAGGTGCAGTCACAACTGCCAGTAATGCAGAAGGTGATATAACAGTCAATGCAAGTACTGACCTAAGCACATATGACAATACAAGTTCAGGATTTATTACAGGAAACAATTTAGGCGATCGTGCTGATGTAACGATTACTAGCATAACTGATAATGATTTATTACAATATGATACAGCAAGTGGACAATGGCAAAATCAATCTATTACCAATGCCGGTTTTGCAACAGTATCTACAACAGGTTCTTATAACGATTTAACAAACAGACCAAATATTACTTTTTCAGGTGACGCAACAGGATCCACAGGTGGTGTGCTTGGCGGTGGTGCGAGTACAGTTACTTTAGTTTTAGATAGTGTTGCTACTCCAGGAACATACAACGGTATTACTATTGATGCAAAAGGTCGTGTAACAAATATTAATGTTGCTGACTTTGAACAAGATACTTTACAAACTGTCACAGCCAGAGGTGCTACATCAAATAAATCTATTACAGTTGCAGGTTTAACAATAGGCAATATTGTTATGCCTAATACATTAGGTGCTGACGGAACAGTACTGAAAGTAAACAATGGTGTATTACAATTTGGAACAGACACTAATGGTTCATTTAATATTGTTGCAGATGATTCAACTGTTAGAAAAATTACATTAGGCGAAACAATTGGTGTACTTGGTACAGGACCTGTAACTACTTCTAGTGATGCAGAAGGTAATATAACAATAAATTCTAATCCTACAATAGATCAAGTGTTAGGTAACGGAAACACAACAACCAAATCTGTTCAAGTTGGACAAGTTTTAATAGGAACACAATATTCTTTACCAACAACAAAAGGCGCAAACGGAACCGTATTAGGAATGAACAACGGACAACTGCAATTTGTTGCAGGTGGTTCAGGACAAACATTAAAAGTAAGAGCAGACGACAGTACAGAACAATCTGTAAATCCAGGAGAAGCACTTGCATTTTTAGGTGGTGGTAATGTAACCACATCAAGTAATGCAGAAGGTGAAATAACAATAACAAGTTCTCCTACTCTAACAGATGTATTAACAAATGGATCAAGCACAACCACAGCAGTAGACTTTCAAGGTAATGTTACAATAGGAAGTGACACCACAGACATTATTACAGTCAACGGTGCATTGGCAGGTAGGTTTCCTTTATCATTTGAAGGACTTACTGACAACAGTATTTTTACTAGATTTGAAATTACAGATCCTACAGGATCACAAAACACAGTTACATTTCCAGATGCAAGTGGTACAGTAGCATTTGTTGGTGCTGACATAAGCACATTCAACAACGATGCCAACTATGCCACAACACTAGGAAATGTTGCTACTGCAACTGCTTTACAAACTGCAAGGAACTTTGAGATTACAGGTGTAGTGACTGCAGGTGCTCAATCTTTTGATGGCAGTGGTAATGTAACACTTACAACACAATTTGCAAATCAAAATATAAGTCAATTTGTAAACGATGCAGGATTTGTTACATCAGGTTTGACAACTGATACGCCAATTAGTACGTTGCCAAATGATGCAGGTTATATGACTAAATGGTTCATTGGTGCTGACGATAGTTCTATGAAACAAGTTAGTGGCGATGAAGCAATTAAAATAATGGGAAGTGGTGCAGTGTCAACCGCTAGTGATGTTGAAGGCAACATAACTGTAACTGCTTCAAACAATTTAAGTTCATACAACAACGATGCAGGATTCAATACAGAAAATGACACAATAACACTTACTGGAGATTTAAGTGGTAGTGGTAAAACAACAATCAATGCAACACTATCCACAAACTTATCAAGTGTATCACCAGGCACTTACAATTATGTAACAGTAGACACCAAAGGAATTGTACAAAGTGCTGAGATGAAAAATTACATTGAAGAAGGTGTACTCATATCACAGGACTTAAAAGGAAGTGTTTATGCAGATGATTCAACTTTATTAATTGACGGTGTAGCAGGAACTATTAATGCAGGAGCATTAACAGGGGCACTTCCGGCAATAGATGGTTCAGCATTAACAGGAATATCAGGCGGAAGTGGTGCAACTTCTATTAACACTGCTGGTAATACTGGAACAGGTAGTGTAACTTTTGCAAGTGAAACTTTGACAGTACTAGGAACAACAGGACAAATTAATGTAGATGCGGCGGCGTTTGCATTGTCATTTAGTTTAGATAGTGATATAACTGGATTGTCAACAATCAATACACATACTATTCCAGGTGGTACTGGCACAATAGCATTGACTAGTGATATTACTGGAATTTCAAATGTTGTTGAAGATACTTCTCCACAACTTGGTGGTGACTTGGATGTCAATGGTAATAATATTCTTTTTGGTGATAATGAAAAAGCAAAATTCGGTGACGGTCCTGACTTAGAAATATATCATGACGGAACAGACAGTTATATTGACGATGTAGGAGTAGGAAGTATATTCATACGTTCAGGTACAACTTATATTCAAAATGCCGCAGGTACAAAAACAAGTATAGCAACCAATGCCGGTGCAGGACAAACCATTTACTATAACAACAGTCCAAAATTAGAAACCACTACAAGCGGAATAAAAGTTTCAGGTGTCATTACAATTGAAGATGGTGTTCAAGAAAAATTTGCATCTTTAACAAGTGCAACAGGAGTTGTGGCACACGACTGTTCAACAGGACATATTTTTAGACACTCGAGTATTAGTGCAAACTTCACTGCAAACTTTACAAACTTAACATTAGAAGAAGGTTATGCAACCACATTGACTTTGAGTTTAGATCAAGGTGGGACAGCATATATGCCAACGGCAGTTCAAATAGGCGGCGTTGCACAAACTATTGTATGGCAGGGTAACAGTGCGCCTAGTGGCACGGCAAATGGTGAAGATGTTGTAAGTTTCAGTATTTTAAGAACTGGTGCATCAGCATACACAGTCTTAGGTCAAAGAGTAGCATTTGGAGGCGTATAATGCCTTTTGTCAGCAGTTTCACAGGATCATTTGCAGTAGGAAGACGAGCGAGTGCTTTCAGTTCAACACCTTGGAGTCCTAGCACAGATATCACTACTTCATTCTGGCTTGATGGTGCAGACGAAACTAGTTACACACTCAGTGGTTCAAATGTATCTGCAATTACAGACAAGGCAGGCAACGCCACAATAACAGTAAACGGTACTCCTAATGTAAGTACCACACTTAATGGATACAAAACTTTTACATTTGATTCCGGTTCCAACGAAGATTTCACAACCAATGAGTTTCAACAGGTCAGTAATGGTAATCACTGGGCAATAGGACTTTTCAAATGGAATACTGTAAACAACGTGCGAGATAGTTTATGGAGTACAGAAAACAACACAGTATCATCAGGACAGAAAAGAGACTATTCAATCAGTGCCAGCAATAGCAGTTTGTTTGAGGGTGAATTAGATCTAGACGGACTTAACTCAAACAGGATATCAACAACCATTGGAGATTCACAGGACTTTGATCAAGGTTTACAGCAGAACAGGTGGTCAATAGTAGCAGTGTACTTTAATAAAACAGGAAACCAAATTGGAGCAAGACTCCAAGGTGCTAATGCATTTACCCCTGTAAATGACTATGACAACTCATTACCAAATAACCTAGACCTAAGAATAATGCGTAACAGAGCCAGTGTTAGAATGGACGGTAAGATGGCAGAGTTCTTTTCTGTCGCAGACGTTCCCGGAACAGGCGGGACTGACATAAGCACACTCGAAAAAGCAGAAGGATATATTGCCCATAAATGGAATCAACAGAGTTGGTTGGATAGTGGACATCCTTATAAGAGTGTTGCACCATAATAAATAATAGTATGGAAACACACGTTTATAGAGCAAAAGTATTAAGAATAGTTGATGGTGATACCATTGACGTTGATTTGGATTTAGGTTTTACGGTTTGGATGCGTAAACAAAGAATACGTTTGGCAGGAATCGATACACCAGAATCAAGAACAAGAAACAAGGAGGAGAAAGTAAGAGGCTTATTATCAAAGGCAAAGTTAAAGGAGTTATGTCCTACAGGCAGTACAATAAAAGTAAAAACAGAACTAGATAAAGAAAGAGGCAAGTTTGGCAGAATATTAGGCACACTTATAAATTCTGAAGAAACAAATGTTAACCAATTTTTAATTGAAAACAATTATGCGGTGGCTTATCACGGGCAATCCAAAAGTGATATTGAACAAGCACACCAAACAAATGCTATTCTCCTTAGAGAACGTGGCGAAATAAAATAATTGGTAAAATTGGTAAAATCACCACTTGACTAAATCGTAGTTCTGTACTATTATAAGGTATTACTGGTATTAATGGTAATACTAAATGAAAGATAACGGAGGCTAAAATGGCAAAAAGTAAAGAGGTGCTTGATAACATTAGATCCATCTGCAAGAACACTTGGGGTGAAGAAAATGTTTATGAAGGACCATCAGGCAAGTATAAATGGGAAGTAGGCAGAGATACAGGCAATGGTATTATAAATGGCGTTGTTAGAAAATTTATTGCTGAAGACAAAGAAGGCAATGAGATCTACTCAGTAGCAGGCAGTTTCAAAATTGATCATGAAGGCAATGTGACAAGATGGACTGGTCTTCCACGAAGGTTCCAAAAAGAGGCAAGCGAATTGGCAAAAACAGTTAATGGTGATTAGTATGTTATTTGATACAAGACATACTAT